AATCGTAGATTTTTAATGTAACGAAACTATATAAACCTTACGCGTGAGTGGGCTTTCACTCGTGTTTTAAAGGGCTTTCATTGGGTTTATTAAATGCCCTATGTTCATCAAATAGTTCCATAGGAAATGAAAATATGGACCCCTGTTTCCTATGCTTCCTATGGAGCACGTGGAACTCAAACTTATAAGTTAATACATACATTTAAATACTTAAGTTACAAGTATATTAGTATGAAAACAAATGTTACAATATCCTTAGATACAGAGATAGTAGAAAGGCTTAGGCTAGATGGCAAGATGAGCAGTATTATTAACGAGATGCTGCAAGGAAGGCTATTTGGTGGTAATAGCAAGGAGAGCATCCAGAAGGCCATTGATGAGAAGAAAGAACAAATGGCAGAGTTGATGACAGAGACTGATAAGCTAAAAGATAAGCTAAACAAGCTTCCTAAACACGTGGTGAGGTACACATAATGGCACTAGAGATAGAACACGCACCGGGCACACCCAAAGAGGCCATAATCATAGCAGAGAAAGAGTTTATTAAGGATATGTTAGCAGTTAAGTTTGGAGAAAGTAGAAGGTGGCTAGATGAGAGAATTGAAGAGTGTAAGACTATGTTTAACTGTAACAGAAAAGAGATAGAGGCAGACTTCCGAAGGCAAAGAGATGCACAAGAGGCTCTATTAGCGAAAAGTTTAAATAATATAGAACACACACAATAATATGGTAACAGAAATAACAATAAAAGACCTAGTCATTGTATTTGTTACTGGATTTATAATTGGCCTTCTATGTGGTTGGAGTGTGTTATTCTAATGGGAGTTCTACACGATACAAGAGTGAGCAGACTAAAGGTTGTCAAATCAATGCTTAAAGAGAAAGACAGAGAGAAAACAATCGCTAAACTCTGCTTAATGTGGGGTTGCTCCAGACGTACGGTTCAAGAGTATATTAAAGTTGTTGAGCTTGGCTCTTAGGCACTCCTAAGGCCCTTCTAATGCCCTTCTTATTCCTTCTAGTCCACGCCATCTTATTATGATGCTTTTGATGACAACTAGCACAACAGAACCGACTTGTAGGCCTCTTTTGCATAAACATCTTACCACATATAAAACACTTAACCCTTAAACACTTTGCCATCTCACACAATTAACCTCTTATATTTGCTTGGGATAAGGTAACACTCTTTACTAATATATTCATTGTTCTCAAACTCTGTTGTTAATGGGCATCTAATCTCTTCTGCTTTTAACTCTGCTAATGGAATAGAACCCATATCAAAGTAATAGAGATGATTTGGAGAACTAACTATATAATAAAAGGCTTTGTTTGTGATTTTTGCTTTTCTCATAATTCTAATGTATTTACTGGCCTCAATCAACACCTCATCATAATCTTTCTTCCTTGCTTTTAGCTCAATTAAGCAATCTTTCCCATATAAGTCATAATCACAATATCTGTTAAAGTTTGCTGTGTCTTTCAAATCCAACAAACCCAACAAATACCTCTTTATGTCTTTCTCATTCTTAAATTCCATTGATTATGAAAATGTGGGCAGCGGAAAGGTGATGATGCCACTTACCCACATTCAGCCCTAAGGCCTATCTAGTCTTTCCTAGTGTCAATCAAACTAATGATTATAATTCGTTAATAAAGTAATTGTATGTCTCTAGGACATCTTTAGGAGTTAGCATCCCTTCTGCTCCTCCATATGTAACCTTTGTTAAGCATTGAGCCACTATTGACTTACTTCTCTCATCTGCTAAGGAACTTGCTGGTTTAAACTCTGGTACATTCTGCTTAGGTGCTTGTTGTGTTGCCTCTTTGGCCTCCCATTGAGCCTTCTTAGCCTCTGAACACTCAAAACAATACTTCCGGTTGTCTGTTCTACCGATTGGTACGTTATAAGTACACTCTTTGCCACATTCAGCACATTTAATCGTCTTTTCCATCTTCTACCTCCTTTCTCCTATAATAATTTGTATGTTCTTTAAGCATCTTGTCTGTTTTACTTGCTAAAAAGTAAATCTTCTGTGCGAGTTCTTCTCTATCCATATCTATAAGACACACACATACTATTTAAATGTATCGGTCTCCTTTCTATTCTACTATTTCTTCTTTAGCAAACTTCTTAGGTAATGCATTTGCTACTAAAACAGCGTCATAAGCATCCTTATAAGTCTGTAACTTAGCCTCACTTGGTTGTATTTCTTTTTGTAAGAACCTATCTATTGCAACCATAGCCATCTGCTTAACTTCTTCTTCTACTCCCTCTGGAACGTCTTTAATTGTTATGTCCATTTTTATACCTCCTTAGTTTTTAGTAAAACTTGTAATCAATCCATCTTTAATTACAATATCAAAATTAGTAACTCCTGTCTCTGATTGAGTTATACCTTGCGTTCCGTCGCCCGAATAATAATCTATTGCTTGTAATGAGCCATCTACTTTTAATTTTCCACTCCCAACCTCATCTGCTTTAATATTCATATCTGTCCCATCATAAGTAATTGAACAATCATCCCCTGCTCCGAAGTAGAGTTTTTCATTATCAAAGGGTAGGTGTATACTAGGCCCTACATCAATATCAAAGACACTGACACCAGAGGAGTCTCTAAACTCAAAAATGCCCTCTATGGAGTTTAAGAACATTCCAACATTAGCACCACCAGAGTAACGGAAAACATATTCATTTGGTTGAACAATATAATCTCCTGCCCCATAGAAAGAAAGGTCTCCGCCAGAAGAAACCTTTGCATAATTACCCCCAGAGAAATCTCCCACAATTAAAGCAGAATCTTCTATCTCTACATTAGTAAATCCCGTAATATTCCAGTCACCCGTTCCGACTGTATTGAAGTCAGTCCCATCAAATGTCCCTATTTGAATATCCTTAGCGTCTCCTGCATAGTAATCATAATTATCGGGGAATACCAAAGCTCCCGTAGTGTCTATTTGGAATTGTTCTACTCCGCTAGTGTTAAAGCGAGTGGATTGTCCTTCTATTACAGTTCTGCCGTCTGGGTCTCCGTAGGTTTGAATTCCTTTTTCTCCTGTTCCGACCCCATCTTGTGATAGCCATATATTAGCATCTGCGATAGTCGTCGGAGAAGCAATACCTCCAAGGTTCCACTCATCGCCAGAGAAACTAATACCTGTGGCTGTATTCCCATTACCAGAACTATCTGCAAGTGATGACCCAGAGCCATCGTTAAAGTGAATTATTTGAACTATATTCGTTGAGATTGGAGTACCTGATGTGGGGAAATTATTAGAAGTATCAATGAATAGACCAGTTCCTGAATTGTATAGGTCAGAAAAATCATCGGCGACCAATTCTGTGTCCCATATACCCATTTCATCCCAAACAGTATCACAAGTTGGTAAACTAGCAGAACCGTGAGAATTTGACGCTCCTAAATAATAATCAAAGGCGGGGTCACTACCAAAACCTGCGACAGAGCCTGTGCCATCTAATACACCATTTATATAAAGTTTTACTATCTGATTAGTGCTATCAAAGACTACTCCGATATGAGTATTAACACCATTAGAAATTGCCACAGAGGATTGTAAAGAGTCATTGTCTCCATAAGCAACACTAACTCTATTTACTCCTGCACCACTATCCCAAATAAAAGCTATACTTCGTCGTTGAGACCTAAAGGTAGTTTTATTAGACCCCCAAATAGGGTCAGAAATATACCTATTAGTCGTCATACTTGATGGAGTAACCCAAAATCCTACTGATAATACGGGGTAACTATTTATTCCTAAATCAACATACTCATTGTCTGCATCTTTAAGTGTTAATGTATAAGCGGCAGACTGTGGCTTTTCAACCCTATTAATTCTTTTTGCTAAATTAGTGGTATCACTTTTAGTAACCTCTGTATATTCATCATTACCTGTATCAGTAAGTCTAAACTCTGGGTCTGCTTTAGAGATATTCTTGTTACCTGTCGCTGGTTGGTTAGTTCCGTCTAGTTTTTCATAAGGGCTTAAATCTATTGTAGAAATTTCATCATCAACATATTTTTTATTAGCTATGTCTGTATCATTAGCGGGAGTACTTAGGACATTTCCTGCGGAGTTATCTCCACTATGGTTAGGAAACTCTAAGGCCTCTCCGCCTATTGCTATGGGCGTGGCTCTCTGTGCGTTAAATGCTTTTAAGGGGTCTGCCTTTCTTCCACTTCCCTTGCCTCCCATTAGAAACTTGTCTCCTCTTCTGCCTCTAAATTAGGGTATTTGTACTCTCCTGTTTGTGCTGTTGTATCTGCTATTAGGCCCTCGGCTACTGGATATCTTGTAGCAATGTCTTGGGTTCCTACTGTTCCACTTACCATAAAACTATATAGAATTATTCTTTAACTACTTTTTGCTTTTGTTCTTTCTTCTCTTCCTTTGGCTTTTCTGCTTTCTTTGCAAACTCTGGGTACTTTGCTACCATATTAGCTGCTGCATTGTCATTGCCATCAGCTACATAGTGGTCATATAATCTCTTAGAATTTTCCTTTGTCATCTTATGCATCCGTATCAGTAATAAGATAAGCTGCTTTAGGGTCTGTTAGAATAGCAACTCCGTTCTCCCATACTGCAATTTTAGTACCCTTACCCATTATGTTCTCGGTTTCAGAGTGTAAACTTTCAAATGCTTTCCAAGTTACCGCCTTAGCTGGTAAACCCATCCATACGCTGTCTGCTACAACATTGTTAGAAACAACTAATCTACATCCTACTAAGGTACCTACAACTCCTGTAACAACCTTATCACTAGAGAAAGCTGGTATACTTGAGCCTTTAACTGTGATAACATAGTTAAGTAAATCTTTGTAATTCTTAGGGTTCATAGCTACAATACATCCGCTAGTGTCATAATCGTTCTCTGCTATGTTCTGCAATCCAGCCATAATATCTAGTATTGGGTTTCCGTTTGAGGTGTCATCCCATCCGTTCCCTGTTGCTGCTGCTGTTCCTATGGTTGAAGGCGATTGGTCCTCACTCATTACGTTGTAAATTACGCTATCCACTTTCTTAACAACTGCTCTAACTAGTCTTAGGATTGTTCTTGCTAATACGTCAATGTCTGCACTCTTAATATCTTCTCTGGAGATTGTTCCTTCTACTGCATACTTCTTAGGGTAGCTAGTGTGTCTAGTCCAAGTAACTTCTGCGTTCTCAAACTGTGATAGTGGAGAAGTCTCTAACTGGCTTGGGCTTGTTAAAGTTAAATCTGCTGCTGTTTCCTTGTACCATCTTACACTATCTCCATCTGTTGTGGAGTTGGAAACCATATTCTTAAAAATATATTCTGTTAATGCGAACCCTTTAATCATCTTATCAACGTCTAGGCCTCTAATGTCTGTTGTTTCTACTGTTGCCATTATGCTAAGTCCACCGCCCTAGGACCTAATTCAAATTCAAATGCTGTTCCACTTGCCGCTGTTTCTAGTGCAATTCCTATAATCTGCTCACTATTAACATCTGCATCCACTAATCTATTAGCCGAAGAAGTACTTACATCTGTTTGAATAGCCTCTCCTACTGTTACTCCTGCTACTCCTGCTACTCCTCTAAAAATTCCACGTCTAAACATAGCTGCTTGAGTTCTTCCATCACTAGCAATCTTATCTCTAGCACAAATACCAGCTACAATATCACCATCACCATCAGAAAGAATTGCTACTCGGCCATCTGTCATCTTACAAACTGCACCTTTAGCAATAGCTGTACCATCTGCTACTGTAAAATCAATAGGGTCTTCTAACCTCACCACTAATGTTGCCTCGTCTGCCATACAAAGTCTTAGAATAAATACTATTTAAATGTTGCGGTTTTCGGGTAACCGAATAACTCTAATCTTTTAGTGCCAAAACCTTTGCATCTGCCATCTCTACTATGTCTTTTTGTAGTTTTATGCTATCTTCCATCTGCTTAATTGCCGCCTTTGCGTTCTCTGAAACATTGGCATAGAAACGCTGCTCGTCGTTATAGATAATTGGTACTGGCTCTTCTTCCTTATTCTTCTTTGACATCTGGGTTCTCTCCTGCTAATGCTGCCTTTGCGTAATCTTCTGGTGATATTTCTTTTGGGGGTTCTACTTTTACTGCTCCGCCATTGTCACCGCTTAGAATTTCATCACTCTTTAACTCTTCTAGTTTTTGCCTTTCTTCCCTAAGTTCTTTGAGAAGTTGAGTATTTTCCTCATTGAGTTTCCTAGCCTCATCAAGTTTTGAAATAGGTTTATCGTCAATCTTAGGAGTTTCTTCTCCTGCTTGTTCAGTTTTATTTGTATCTTCATCTGTCATATATATCCTATGTGTGTGTCCTTTATAAACTTTTCTATAATGTGGCAATAAGAGCAAGAAGAGGAGGCCAAGCGTCTATGGCTGCATCTACCCCAACGTGTCCTATTAGTATGTATAATATCCATTTGGTCTTAATCTCTAAGGCTGCTAGTCTTTCCGGAGTGGTTGCCATTATGCTAATACTGCTCCCACGACTATTATAACCGCCAAAATAATAAGTATCTTCTTTATCATTCTTCTTCATCTCCTTGTAGTTGTAATTGTTGCAAAATCTGTAATTCTGTTGGGTCTTGTGACGCACCAGTTAATATGTTCTGCTTACCCTGAAATATCTTTTCCTTAGTTAAAAGTAACTCTGTCTCAAATGTATTTACTCCGTCGCTGTCAAAATGATATTCTGGTGAGTTATGTAATAATAGTTTAAGCCTACTCTCTAACCTCTGCACGTTGTTCTCTATATCTATAATCTGGTCTTGGGCAGCTTCTACTGGTAGATAACCCATTTTAACATTAGTCTCTATATTGCTTATTCTTCTTCTTTCTTTTCTTACGTTAGAGATAACCTCTCTTGCGTTCTCGCTTGGCTTCTCTGCTATGAAGTTACTAAGTGAACCTAATTGTAAACTCTCAACAAATGCCCCGAATGTCTCACTTGCACTTAATCCTCTCTCTATTTCCTCTTTCTCTATTTGTGTCAAGGCCTCTGTCCTTAGTTCGTCTGGCGTCAATTCTAGCTCTGGCTGTAATCTCTCAATGCCTAATAAATCCTTGATTGGGCCTCCTATGTTTTTTCTTCCGAATGCTACTGCTCCACCGATTAGTGGTATATTTTCAGCGAACCCAGCCTCTGCTCCTAACTCCGTTCTCTCTGGAACTTCTTCCCTTGTTAGCCTCTCCCTCTCTTGTTCTATAACTGCTTGTTGTTGTGATTGTATCTCTCTTTCTTTCAGTCTAGCTGCACCTGATTGTAAAACTCCTGCTTGTTGTCCTAGTTGTTCTGTCTGTGTTTCTGACAACCTACCAACTGCCCTATTAGCCTCTGGTGTATTTTCTATTGTTCCACCTGCTCCAACTGGCTCTCTTGGTAAAGTACAGGTTTTAGTTTCTTCGTTCCACGTTCCGCCTTGTGCTAAACATCTTTGCTTAGATGCTTCTATTGTGGCTGGGTCTGTTGCCGCCTTCTTTCTGAATATTGTTGTCGGCTCTTCTGTGGGTACTGTTCTAGTATATGTTTTATTTGCTCGGTCTGCATCTGTTCTTTTCCTTCCTGCCATTATCTATCTAGTTTGGGTTCCACCTCCGCTGGTTGTATACTTGTCTGGCCTGTGTTCTTCTCTGCGTTCTCTTGTGTCTTTGGGGCTAGAGATGGAGGCCTTGTAAATTTAACTTTAATCGCTGCCTGTTGCCATAGGGCGTTTTCCATATCTAACTGCTCTTTTCCATAGATAGGCTCAAATATTAAATGTCCGTTAATTCCTCCTACCTCACTTGCTCCGTCTGACGTAACTATACTTCTTGGAGTTCCTCCTGTTTGGTAATTCAAACCCTCTACATATTGGAGCCAGTTCTGTCTATCCTCGCTAGACTTGCTTGGGTATGCCAATATTTCTGCTGTATCTTCTGGGATGCCAACCATTTCTCCATTCTTAACTGCACTTTCTATTTGAGAGTTGGCATAGTCAATCTTAGTCGTATTATTTGTTTTGTATTTAACAATTCCTAAGGCTTTATCTCTGTGCTTAATAATCCTCTCATCCTCAAAGGCCTCTATCATTGCATCAGTCACGTTCTTATTTGATTGTACTTGGCTTGTTCCGTGTGTCTGGTCTCCAATCTTCTTATTTATTGTGTGGAATATATCTTTTGTTTTCTTCTTAACCCACTTAGCACCATTCCAAATCTCATACCTCTTAATTCTTGGCCCCTTAAATACAACCTTCATCCTCTCTGGAGAAATGTTAATAAGATTGATTAGGGTTCCTTGTTTGTTTCTTACAATCTCTATAAAAGCATCTCCACAACCCTGTTTAACTACGCTGTGGTTCCATATTATCTCGTCAAATGTTTCTTTACCATTTCCATCTATCTTCGGAAGTATAACCTGCATTTGTATATCTTCGCTAGTCCAACCCTGCCCAAATGCCCACGTTGATAAGGCATACAATGGAGAACTCACTTGGGGATGATTTAGGATATATCCAAAGTTCTCTGGGGCTGTGTCAAAGTACACATAGGTCTCACTTCCGTCGCTGTTTGCTATGTCTAACTTCATACTCTCTACTATGAAGTCTGGTACTTTGTTCTTAAAGTTTGTTGTCGTCGCTGAATTAAGGCTATATTCTACTGGCATTATTCTGCCCTCCTAAATGGTACGCTTAGTTTTAATACTGGGCTTATTCCGTCTACTGTGTTATCTTCTGGGTCATTGTATATCTTTAGGTCGTCTCCACTTCCTGCCTCTCTGGCTACAACAGTACATCTTAATATTAAAGTCCATCCTGCTCTTAGTGGGGTCTTGCTTACATTAAAAGAAACCAAGCTCTCTGTAAATTGCTCATAGCCTGTTCCAGTTCCCCCTATCTGCTCCCCCACCTCT